AAGGGCGATGTGATAGACCTTGAGATTTGGCCTAACAAATACCAAGAATATCGTTTCTCAAATAAGACTTGGACAGAGTTTGTCTACTCACACCCAGCCATTAACAAGGCCGACCCGACCAACATCCTTTTTGATAAGCTAGACGATAAACCCGCCAAGGGATTACCCGCAGAATACAATATGGTTGCCCCCTTTGGGATAAGCCAAGGCCATAAGCGTGACCCTCTCCAAATCGTCGTTGAGGCAAGAAAGAAGTGCGGGGAAAACAATTTCTTTGTGCTTTGTCCTCCGGGTATGGAGATTAATGGACTGCAGACCTACACAGCTCCCAATATACCAGATATGGCTAGGGCGATAAGAGGGGCTGGTGAGTTTTGGTCAATAGATAGTGGGCAAATGGCAATCGCCGCTGGGGTAAGAAAAGAAAGTAAAGTTGTCTATTTTCCCCAAACAAATGCACCATTCGACAAGGACAATATCTTCATCTGGGACAGCGTAGAGTTAAATTGACATAAGGGGTGGGTTTATGGCGGGGACTATCGACACCACTTATTTCTCCAATGATCTAACCTATATGATTGGAGATATGTTCACGGTTGTTACAGGGCTAGGCTCATCAGCCGTCTCGGCATCAGTAACAGATTTAACCGTTGCTTCAGAGTTAGATATTGGGGGCGAGGTAATTAAAGTGACGCAAAGCCTAACTGTCCCTGCCTCGGCCATCTCCTCACCTGTAACCATCGGGGCGTTAATTACAGTTGGGACTGCCGAAAGAATGATTGCTGGCTATCAACAGAGCGTGGACGGCGTTAGCTTTACTATCGAAGTGGCTGACCCGACAACCTAATGACCTCGATTGAGAGGCAGTTAGAAGAAAGCCTAGCGACTGCCTTGGCGGGGGTTAGTGGGGTTAATATATACAAAAGCGATACCGAGGGAGCAAGATTACTGCCTAGCCTTGTCATCCAAGCCTCAATCGGCTCGGAGGAGATCATACCTTATTCTGGCGTGTTTCGTTGCCCTGCAACCATCATCTATGCAACAAGAGCAGACACAACAACCCGGACAACCTTTGATTCTAAGTTTCAAGACATTTTGCAAGTGATGTATCAAAGCCCAAGTCTAGCAAGCGTTTTAACCACAGCCACCCTCAAGGTCTTTCTTGCCAATGTAACCTCGGAAAGCCCAGAGATTAAATCAGAAAATAGGACTTGGTCAAAAAGCCTCTCCCTAGACATTTCCTGCACCAGCATATGATTACACCCCAATTTAAGGTTGAGGACGCTCTGGCAAGGCTTTTAACGCCAATTTCAGGGCTTAATGTGCTTGTTTCAAATAGGACTGGGTCGAGATTGTTTCCATTTGTTACAATTAAGGCTTCCTTGGGCAAGCAATATATTGTCCCTTATTCTGGGGTATTTGAGGTATCCGTTGAAATCAACTATTCAGACTCGGCGGCCAAGACAACTCAAGCCGACTTTGATGCGACCTATTACGATGTTTTCTCAAGCCTATATTCCCCGACCTTTACCCTAGCCGAAAAGGTGCAAGATAGGGTAACTGATTTGAAGATATTTATGGGTAGAATCACAAGCCAAAGTCCTACAATTCGAGCCGACAAAAGAGCTTGGCAAAGGGGTCTAACTCTTTCATTTGTAGTAACACCAGACACAACTGCTGACGGAACAAGAAATTATGACTTCTCTGACTTCTTAAACAGCTTCTACCTCGGCACGATTTAACAAGGAGTAAGGCTATATGGCACTTTCTATTTTAGACGGAAACCAGTCAGCAACCACGCTCTCGACCATAGTTTCAAGTGGGCAACACATACCCTCACACACGGTTGTCTCTTTGGGCAGTCAAGCGATCTCTAATATCACAAGTGCAATCAGCGGGACAAGCGTATGCGTTGGCAATCTGGGATTATTGCAATCTACTGTTGGAACAGAGGGAATTACAGCTAATACAAATTTCATTAAAATTGGTGGACATACCGGAACATCTACCACAGGCAATATAGCTCACGTTTCTGCGGTTGGTGCAATTCGTGTCGATGGCTCTAACTATACCCAACCAGTCTCCCTCGCCTCCGTCCCCACCCACGGCGTTACGCTTGCGAGCACTACAGTCACCATCTCCTCCCTCCCCGCCATCTCTGGGACGGTGACGGCGAATGTAGCTAACAATATTAATGTTGAAAATATATTTAGCTCATTAGAATATTATGCAAGTAATTATAATGAAAACTGGCCTGTTGTAATAAATAATGCCCTACCTACTGGAGACAATAACATTGGCTATGTTGGGATTATTACAGCCATCCCTACAGGCAACAACCGTATTGGCTTTGTAACGGTTGCTACTGGCACTTCACAAATCGGAAGCGTCACAGCGAGCATATCTAACTTTCCAGCCACGCAGGCTGTTTCACTAACTACGCTACCAGCGTTAGTCGCAGGCACGGCACAGATTGGGTCTGTCACCGCATCAATTTCCAACACGGTCACCGCATCCATCAGCGGGACGGTTCCGGTCAGCATCTCTTCTGTTACGGTAGGTAACAGCGTCACCATCGCTTCGCTTCCCGCTTTGGCGGCTGGCACAGCCCAGATTGGTTCTGTTACGGCATCAATTTCAGCAAATCCATCGGGAGCATTAACAACACGATTTGGTTCTGTAACAACTGCAAACACGGCACAGATTACCACCGCAGTCACCAACACCTCCCGCAAATATCTTTTTGCTCAAAATATTTCAATCGGAGGCGTGACGATGGGCATCGGTTTTTCTCCAACAACCACGCAAGGAATACAACTATCCGCTGGGTCTGGCATTGTATTTGATTCGTTCTGCCCGACAGGTGCAGTTTATTGGCTAGGGGCAACAACTGGGGCGGCTTGGTCAATCCTTGAGGGATAACAATGGGCAACCTTTTTACAGGACCGATTAGCACGGCAGATCAAAAACTATTTAACATAGGTAGGAGTATTGCGGGAAGATTAGGTTTTGGTGGAATGTATGCACTTGCGTCTGGAACTGGAACAACTAACGATGCTTCACAGGCTCAAGGCTCGTTTAACTTAAATATGAGAAGCGGAACATCTGCCGCTGGATATGTAAAACAAGGATATTACGACCCGCTAGAAACAGATTTTCAATATGGTGCTTCTACCATAGATTATTCAAAAAGGATACGGTTTGCTGTTCAAGGAATGATGTATCTTGCATCAACAAATTGTCGCATTCGTTTTGTATTTGGAGGGACTGGCAATAGCGTAGCTCCTCCCGCCGCTGATTCAAATGGACTCACAGTAAAAGGGTTTGGGGTTGAGTTTTTTGTGGTTAGTGGAGTTGTTCAAGCACGACTCATTGGGTTTAACTCGGCTTATCTTACCCCATCATCATACACCACGCTCACAAATGGTTTTGCTATTGTGGCAAATTCAAATCGATATTTTGCGTGTATGATCGAAAGCGATGGCACTGGCAACATTAATTTATACGGAGCAGAATCATCAACAGTAAGAAACATTGTAATAAGCCCAACTCCCTTGCTTACTCTGACTGGAGGACCGACTAACTCCACAAGCTCCAATCGTTTCGGACCAGAAATTCAAGTCGTTAATCATTCAACCATAGTTCCTACGGCATCTCCGAATGGTTTGTTGTTTTCTACTAATGACAACTGGATTATGGACATCCAGTAATGCCCCTCCTGCTCCTCACCCTCTTGCTCTGCTCCTGCTCGCCACGGCCAGCCGAGAACACCGGCCTGCCGAACTATGATATGATGCAAGCCGCCGAGGACGCAGGCCAAACGCCTAGCAAATAGAGCCGGTATGACGCACCAATATACTTATGAGGATTTTATGTCCTCGCTCAAATGGCTTGAGGCCGAGGGCTACATAGAGAAGTTCTACGATACTAACGGCGATCTATGCGTTCGTGTGTGTGAGGGGGCAGAGGATTGTGAAGTATGAGTGCAGACCAAGTAGCGGATTTGAGGGAGAGACTTGCCCGGATTGAAGAAAGGCAGACAAGTATAATTCAGATTTTAGAGAGGCACACTAGCGAGTTGGCTCAATGGACAAGCAAGATTAACAGCAAGGTGGACACCCTAGAGAGGGAGTCGCACACCATCAAAACAAAGCTCTGGTTGGTTGCGCTAGTGTCGGGGGCGGTGTTCAGCACGATCTGGGAACTGATTAAAGTGCGGGTGTTCCCACGATAATTTGACACAAAGGAATATCAAATGGCCGCTACAAGTATAGGACTTTCTACCGTTGCCTTTGGATTAACCGCTGAAACTGGCGTTGTTATTCAGAGCTTTTCACTCACTCAAACCGCCGAGACAACAGAAGTCTCAAAGCACGATGGCACACATTCAGCGGTTGCGTTCTCTGGCTTCAAACGGAATGTCAGCCTTTCTGGTAATTGTAGCGGTGCTGTTGCCTCCTCTGGAATTGGTCAGACCCTCGTTCTAACTGGAAATACAGCCGCAGTATCAAGCGGGACTTACTATGTCACCGACACCTCATTCACGGAAGCCTCTGATGGATTTAAGAGTTTTGACCTTTCCGCAACATCCTACACGGGGTTAAGCACCTAAACTTTATGGCCGCAACAATCATCGGAAATAGCACAGATTTAGCCTTTGGCATTGCCTCTGCACAGACTGGAATGGTGATTCAATCCATTTCATCTTCGGCCTCGGCTGATGCGGTTGAATTAAAGAACAAGGGCGGGGATGTGACTGCGGTTGTATTCCGCAACAAGAAAGTTACTTATTCGGTTGAGGGTGCATACACGACTTTTAGCGGAAGCGTTGGGGCGACAATCACAGTATCTAACGGAAGCAACTATGATCTTTCTGGTGCGGCTTATGTTACAGAAATCTCAAGGAATCGTAGCGCAGACAACTTTGAGACGGTATCTTTCACGGCAGTTCGATACGATGGCATAAGTTAGTTTTTACCTAGAAATCCTTATGCAAGAAAAAATCCTTTATACTCGCAACATTAAACTAGCCTCGGTTCTTGCCACATTTGGCATACCCTTTAGAGACAAAGAGCCGATGGCGGTAGTTGAGGATGCTGATGATGGTAATAAGAGAAGCGTCACCTTTTTCTTTACCGATCTTCCCAATGGCCTCGGAGGGCGGTTGGTTGAGTTATGGGAGAAGGGCTGGTCAGCAATCACAAACTATGATGACCCCCTAGCCTACTGCCGAGCCGTGCTAGAGAATCGTGAGCGTCTCCTAGACGCAATCAACAACGCCACCCCGCTAGTAAAAAAGCAGTTTGGGAAAGCTACTTTGCTTGTTAGCAAGAACGCATCCCCAGAACTACGAAAGAAACTGAGCAAATACCTATGAACCTCGACCTCCAAAAAGACGAAGAAATCCTGAACAAATCCCTCGACAAATCCTTTGTGATTACCGAGAGGGCTTTCAAGGGGAGCAAGCTGAATAAGTTTAGCTTGGGGACAAGAATCATCATCAACCAGATTCGGGAGGATAGCGACACAACGGAGTTCTTCATTTGGTCTACCCTTTACTGCCTAACCCGCCAACGAGCCGACCTTGTAAAATTAGCGTGGGACAAGGCCAAGTTCCGAGAGGCGGTCTTGGATTGGTCTGATGAGTTTGTAGAAGCAGACTTTATGGAGGGCGTTAAGATTGTAGATGAGATTTTCAATGAGCTTGCCGATGCGAGGGTGCAAACTAGCGGAGGAAACGAACCCCCAAAATAGTTCAGCCAGCCGGGATTGCTTCGCTCGTCTGGCTATTCGCAAAGGAGTTTGGTTGGACGACAGATCAAATAGTTTGGGAGATGGCAGAGGTGCAACTCGTTCAGCTTGAACACGCTATAATGATAAACAGGGGAATCAGCGTGCGTAGGCACAACAAGAACGCCACAAACATTATCGACAGCCTCCTTGACGAAGGACAATAGATTTATGCTTACGAAGTTCAAGCTAGACACAACCGACTTCAACAAAACGATTGATCGATATGTGCAAGAGAGAAATGTGGACTTTGTAAAAGAAGCAAACAAAAGAGCCGCTAACATTATAATGAATGCGATGAAATATACCAAGAGAACAAACCCGGCTAGGGTAGTTGCAGAGCTTGGGGCGATTGAGAAAGTTCGGCTCTTAAAAAGCGGAAAGGAAACCAAGGCAAAAAAGAATCGTGAGTTTTACAAGGGAACACCGGCAGGATTTAAGATATTTAATTGGAGGCGAAAGTTTAGGCCAGAAAGTCTGCCCCCTAAACTGCGAGGCGATGGGTTAGGCGGTAAAAAGATGGGCGTTCTTTATAATAGTTTCGTTAAATCCGTTAGACGATCTTGCAATTATGTAAGAGCCGGATGGTTGCCAGCATTAAACGCATACAAGAGAATTGGTGTTCGCCCAACTGTTGAAGAGGAAGGGGGACAGCAAAAAAAATCACCATCCCCAAGAACATCGGCAGGCGAGGGGTATGCAAGGCCAGCCTTTGCGGCCAAGGATTTTATTAAGACAACATTTGCCAACGCAGTCAATGGGATTGACAAAATTGGGCGTGCCCCACTTCGCCTCGCCATAAGGCTAGAAGAACTTGATATGAAGCAATATATAGAGAAGAAGGAGCAGGAAAGGCTTAACAAGCTCCGAAGGTAATATGTCGTTCATTCTCCAAGGCGAAGTAGTTATTGACGGACGCAAGGGGACGACCGCCCTCAAAGATGTCCAGAGAGAAGCGAACCGAACTGCCGATACATTCCGCAAGGCGGGTGGTTCTACCGAGAGACTAGGCAAGAGCCTTTTATCTCTTGGCCTTAACGCTGGCAGAGCAGGAACATCCCTTGGGGCTTTGTCTAGGCTCGGGGCTGGGGGTCTGTTTGGTGCGGCGGTTCTTGGCTCAATCAATAAGTTTGGAGAAACCGTAAAACAAGCATCAACGGATTATTATGAATCTCAAAAATCACTTGCGGACGCATTTGAGACATCATTCAAAAGCACATCGGTTGAACAAGCACAAGCGGGGCTAGAAAAAACAGAGAATACTATCGAATCCTTACGAGGTAAGATCACTCAGCTTGGGGCATTAGGAGGATTTTTAGAGGGGCTTGAAAAGTTTTCTGGTATTAACCTAGGAGTTGGAGACACCAAAAGGGCATTAGATGACGCAAGGAATCAGCTTGCCGCACAAGAGGGAATTGTGGCGGCTAGAATTAAAGAGAGGGACGCACTCAAAGGAACAGAGGACTCTCTAAAAACACTAGAGAAAGTTTCTGCCCTTAATAAAATAGACATCAAACTGGCCGCCCTTCGGGGTGAGGCACAAGATGAGAATGTTGCGCTCGCCCTAGAAGAGTTGAGAACGCTAGAGACAACCATTTTAGCGGAAAAGGATTTACTTAAAACCCTTGAGTCGATTACTGGGGCAAAGAAAAACCAAGAGGCAATAGACAATACCTTAAATACTCTTCAAGATTTAAGAGTTAAGAAAGCACAATCAGAATATAATCTTGCCAAAGCAACAAAAGATCAAGGCGCAAAATCCTTTGGTCAAGCCCAACAAGCAGGGGGCGGCCTCCTCGGAGCAAGCAGATCGGGGCAACAAGCCCTCGACACGGCAAGGAAAGTGAGAGCTAGGGAAAACAAGACAGCCGATTTTAAGACACAAGAGAAGGTTTTTGGGGGGATGCAAGAAGAAGAAAACAAGAAAAGAGCAAAGCAAGGGTTGCCCCCGATTAGTCGTATGGGGATTATGGAAAGAGAGGCCGCCAAACAAGCCGCCGGTGAAGCCCCCAGCCTATCAGAGAAATTGCTTGGGGGACAGACAGGACAGAACCCAGCACAGATAGCCGCAGAACAAGCAAAGGGCGGTGGGGGCAAGGATTCACAAACTCTGCTCCTTAAAGCGATTGAAGAATTGAACATGAAACTACCAGCCGCCGTGGCTCAATAAGGATAATCTATGTCAGCTACAATCATATCTAATATTAGCTCGTTTGATTACGAGCCAGATATTCAAACAGATAATAGTCGTGATGGAATTACGGTCTTTCAGTTTTCTATTGTGGGTTCGTTTAGTGCGTTAAATTCTAGTTTTTTATTAGATGAAGATGTGTCCGGAGTTCCAGATCAGCCACCCGGTAGCTTTCGTGTTGTGCGGAGAAATATGACGCATATTGCGGGGGACACGGCAAATGGACTTTATCGGCTTCAAGTATCGGCAGAGGGCGGGACTGGGAACAATTCTCTTTTTGTCCTAGAAACAAGCTATCAATATCAAAAAGAGGCCGTAAGCGGGATTGTTCAAGTTCCAACCATAGATATTGCTATTACCTATATTTGCGAGTGGCTATCCCCAACAGCAACTATCACAACCAACAGCCAATCTGCTGATGTAACTGATGTTCAGAATAGAGTTAAGGCTCTTGTTGGTAATCTTGATGTTCAAATTATCAGAAATAAACCAAACAGAATTGCTCCTATTGGGACGGTGCTTTATCCTGTATATGGGTTTGGAATAAATAAAGATGCAATTATTATTACAGGCTCGTCAGTTGAAAATGCCGGGGGTTTATATAGAGTAAGGGCATCAGCAACTAAAGGACAAATGCAGAACGAATTTGATTTATGAAAAATGGGAATGGTTCGGCTTTTGTTGGTGTGCCTGTATTAGCTGATAACGGCATTATTACCAAGACCTACCTCCACGACCTAGAGGCCGCCGTAAGGCAAAGAACCCCAATAGGCGGCGCAAATATCGACATTAAGGTGACTGACGGAAGTTATGTAATATCTGCCACGGCTGGAATCAATGTTGGGGGCGGGGGAGGAGTGCCTGCTGGCTTTACAGCCGTCACGCTCACAGTCTGTTCTAATGGCACGCCCTCAACAATTATGGTCTTGGGCAAGTAATTGACAAGGGCATAGACTAAAGTGAACTATCAAGAGCTATTTCTGGATGTTTCTAGTGGAAGATTTTTGGATGGGCAAAGCGCTGTCCCAGCCGGCAAGCCAACAATATTTTCTGATGAGCAGAGGAATCTAAAAATCAATGTTCTTCAAGTCAATAAAAATGTTGTTAGCTCTAAACAGCCAGCAGACGACAGCTCCTTCAAGGCTCGACTTGGAACTTCGACATTAAAATTAGCAGATGGTCAAGTCGCCAGCACACAGCCAATCAACACAATTAGAGCTACTGCGACAATAGTAACATCGCCAGCATCGAGGACAGTTGGGTCGGCACGGATATTTACTTACACGCCAGTTACGGCAAATCTGATTTCTTCCATAGCAACTTTCCCAATAGTAACAGGAGTCTTTAGATTGAATGTGGATTATGTTGCGCCAGTTACAGCAAGCATCACAGCGGGGTTTGTAATACCAACGCCTAGTATTATTACTAGGCCGCTTGCATATATAGATTCTGGTCTTGGGGGCGTTAATATTGCCAATAGCTACGAGTTTTTGGAAAACCAAATATTGATTAACCCAGATTTATCACAAGGACTACGAACCACGGTAACGGCAACATTTTCCTCAACTATACTTGGCGGTCAAGTTGTTGATTTAGATATTATAAATAGAGGCTCTGGGTATCCAAACGGAAGTTACAGCCTAAACATCGCATCACCCACAACTGCGGGGGCTACTTTTACTGCGACAGTATCGGGCGGGGTGGTTACAACAATATCAATCGTGACTGGCGGTTTTGGTTACGGAGTCGGGCCGTTCAATTTGGTATTTAGTGCAACAACCGGAACCCCAGCGGCGGCAACCGCATCTTCCCTTAATGGCTCAATCAACAAAATAACTATTACCGACGGAGGAACTGGTTACTCAACCGCACCTAGCGTCACTCTTGATGCGCCAACACCGGGAACTGCCTCTGCAACTGTCGTAGCAAGCGGTGGATTTATCCAGTCAGCAACAATTACAAGCGGAGGGTTTGGTTATCTTTCTGCTCCCGCTGTAACGCTTTTTAGACCAACAAGATCATTATATGCAACCGGAACAGCGATTGTTGATCTAGGGTGTAAGGGAGTAAACACAAATGAAACTCCTCTTATATTTAGCGACCCAGATGGCTCAGAAACACCTCCGACATCCAAAAGACCAGTTGCTTCAATAGCATATACTGGGTCGGGTACTTTATGGAGAACCACGATTACTGATGTGGGATATGGATATTCTACATCGACCACCCCAACCGTATCGCACGACGATATCCTAGCATTCTTGCCTGTTGCAAGGGCTGGGTTTGGTCAAGGGGGCGATGCAAATTCTTGGTACTCTAGAGTTGTTAATAAGAATGTTGTAGGAGGTGGCGAATTTGGGAGAATGACCATAAACTCAGTAGTCGGCTTTTCTGAAACCGCAACAAAGATCAATCTTGGCGGCCTTAATGTTAGGTTTGGGGTTGGGTCGGGCATTTTCCCCGATATGTGCAAATTTATTACTGGTGGGATGGGTCAGACTTCTGGCATATTCAAGGGATTTAATACAAGTGGTTCGGAATTTGAAGCACTAAGGGATGGGGTTGATGGTAGTGGCACTATTGGGTATGGCGCAAAATTATTAAATTCTATTGGGGTTGTTGTAACTGGGTCAATATTTGATCCTCAGCAAACTAGAGTATTTAGACCAGCAGAAAATAAAGGCGGCCTAACTGGTTCTGGCAATATTTCAGCAGAGGCATACGCCACATATTTCCCCCGAGGAACGCCTGTGCTTATATATGGCGTTGCAATTATTGGGCAAATAAATCCCAAAAGACTCTATGAAGCGCCAGCAACAATTTCTACGCCGTTCGTTAGAAACACTATTAGAAATACTCCAGATCAATTCGCAAGCCCACAACACGAAAAATTTGCTGGCAAAAGCGTCCGAGTTGCGATTGTTCCCAAAAATAGGAATTTTGTTCCGACCCGATACGCAGTTATGGAAATTGTAATCCCGCCTAGAGATACATCGTATCAAGTAGCTGTTGTAGACAAAGGCGAGAACGGCTCAAAATTTGGCTTTCAAGACTTTGGAGGAGGCAGATTTACGCCAGAGTTTAGGCTATTAGATGCAGGGGCGGGGTATCCATCCACATATAGAGAGGGGTTTGATATTGTTGAGTTAGGCACACTAACCAGCGACCCAGTTATCTTTGAGTATAGTGGGGCAACTGTCTATACTATGCCAGCTACTTTCAATCTTGGATTTATTGATTCGCCCTTCTCGCAACCCGCCTCTATTACAACTCGACCCGGCCCAGCCTCTGTTCAATATCTGCTAGGAAGCGGTGGAGTTGGATACACAAAAAGCGTAAACATTGGATTTCAAACCGTTCAAACTCTTGGCCTAGTTCGTTCTGCCACCCTGCTTAATGCGCCAGCCTCGTATTCAGATGGGACATATAGCTGTTCTGTGCAAGCCCCCGCCTCCGGAACGGCGGCACAAATAGATTTAATTGTTAGTAGGGGGGGAGCAAAATCTACAATTATGGTTGTAAATGGTGGTAGCGGATATACCTCTGCTCCTATTGTAACTGCCCCAGCACCAAACTTCATTAGTGGGCAAGTAAAAAGTGTTTCTGTTTTAACTCAACCTCAAGGATATTCCATTGGTCGATCATTTTCTCTTTCTGTTCCAACCAGCCCAATAGACGGAGGACAAGCATCTGTTCTGTTCACACAATCTAGCTCTGGGTCTGTCGGCGTAATTATTGAAAACCCGGGCTTTGGCTATCAAACAGCGCAAGTTGCCACAGCACCAGACCCAGACAGAAGATTAGAGTCTGGATTCTTAAATACCCTTGAATTGCAAAATAGTCCTAACGGATACAAAGTTGGACAAGCCTACTCATTGCAAATCCAACAAAGCCCACAATCGGGGGGTAACGCAGTTGCAAATCTCATTAAAGAATCAGAATCTAAATATGTATTTCAGATAGTCAATGCTGGTGCTGGATATACCTCTGCGCCCATTGTGACAGCACCAAGCCCAGACGCACCTAATGGTCTGCTTTCGTCAGTAGCCATAACAACTATGGGGGCTGGTTATGCACCGGGAACATACGAGGCCACGGTTGGCACAGCCGCCGCTGGGGGGCAGACTGCCAAGGTAAATTATATTGTTGATAACAACCTTAGTGGTGAATATGTAATTGTCGAAAGTGGCACAGGGTATACCTCCGCACCGGCTATTTCTGTCCCAACACCGGCGGGGTCTGTCATTTCCTCTATTTCAATTACTTGTGCTGGCTCTTATTATACCTCTGATAATTATACCGCAACAATACAAGACGCAACTGGACTAGGTGTTAGATTAGATAATCCGACAATACAGAATGGGCAGTTGCAAAATATCAATGTTTTAGCTAGGGGCTTTGGATTTACGGATAACCCTGCAATTATTTTCTCCAAGCCTCCTATCCCACAGACTCCACAGCTACAAAGAAATCAGCTAGATTTAACCTTTAACATTACAACCGCCTCGGCCAACGCCATCCTATCTACATCCACCCAAAAGGATATTCTTATGGAAGTGTTTGAGACTGACGGAACGAACGAACAGGTCGTGGCTCAAGCCACAGTCAGCCTAGCCAAGAGAGTTTTAGAATAGCCTCGGGGCTGATGCCCTAACGAAATCCTATGGGCAAGGTTCTTCACGCTAGTTACAGCGGGTATTTCCCATTTTGTGTTCAGAAAGGAAAGATTACTTCTGGGTCATTTATTGAAGTTACGCTCAAAGAGGCAATGAGCATATATTGGAAAATACAAACAATGTCTTATGAATGGTTCACGCCACTGGGGACTAACTTTTCTGAAAAACAAGAAGGCAAAATACAAAGATCATTATTTAGTTACGAATTTTCCCCACTCCCTGACGAACAAAACTTGGTCTGCGGAGGTGTTTATTGGAGTTATGACGCACAAATAACCGATATAGTTTCTTCTGGAACTTTCGTTTATCCTATATCAAATTATGCTTTTACCGATGAAGCTGGAGTTATATTTAACTGGGGAAATATGGTTCAATCCGATGGTATTTTTTATATCCCAATAGATTTATTTTTAAGTTTAGGCGATAACGAACCAGCAACATATACGCTAAATTATGCCGGCACAAATGATAATGAGGAACTAACCACAATAAATATACTTGATAACTCTGTTCAGGCTCTTTATTGGAAGCGTGCTGATATTAACCCATATTACCCAACACAAATGACAATATCTCCACTAGAATACTGGTCTTATGGTAGCACTTACAACACCTCGACTGGACAGCCCCTTTGACACTCACCCCCTTCTTATGAACACACTCCTATCCTTCGTTCAAACACAAGACTTGTTTGCTTGGCTTGGAGCATTGACCGCCCTTCTGACTGCGGCGATTGCTATTTGTGCATTGATACCCGGTGACGAGCCGGAGGCCACGCTAACCAAGATCGTTTCGTTTCTCTCCAAGTTTTCTAGGAAATAACAATGTGGGAGGCCATTCTCGCCTCGCTCGCTGGACTAATTGGAATCATCGCTTGGTGGACAAAGAACCGAGCCAAGACAAGAAAAGAACGAGACGATGAAGAGATTGCTTACAACCGCCGTCTACGAGATGCGGAAGTGGATTCTTGGATTCATCGCAACTAGCTTTCTCCTTTGTGGGTGCGTAACCACCCGCCCTTACGACCTTGGCGAAGTCCCGAACCAAGATTCAATTACCGACTACATTATGCGGTGGGACAAGCTCGACCGAAACAAATCAACCCCAGAAGAATACAGACAGCTTTTTGGGCAATCGCTCAAAACGATTTCTCGACTCGTGGAGGAGAATGAACGACTCCGAAAGAGGCTCGATCAATGACGATTCGGGAGGCGGTGGAAAGGTCAAGAGGCCACATAGAAAAGTGTGAGCCTAGTTTTGGCAAGAGGGTGGGAGCTTGGTATAGCGAGTTGATGAGCAAAAAGATTCCGGTGCTGATCTATTGTTCGGTGCGTACCCCTCAAGAGCAAGAGGAGCTTTACGCCCAAGGACGGACAAAGGCTGGGAGAAAAGTCACAAACGCTCGTGGAATACCCCCGCAATCGCTCCACATTGACCAAGGTAAAGGCTCTCACGCCATTGACTATGTTCCCCTTGCCCGCACTCCGAGTGGCGATCTGGTGACCTCGTGGGATGATGACCAAGGCTATTCAATCACACGCAAGATTGCGGAGAAGCACGGCCTCCGAGGATTGGATTGGGAACAGCCCCACCTTGAAGATGCAAATATCTCTGGATGGCGGGAGCTTGTCTCGCCACAAAAGCAAGAGGTGAACAAGCAAAAGATTTCTCTAGTAAGTAAGCGTCCGTGGTCTAGCAGATAAAGGATGACATCAGAGCAGGGCGTGGAGAAAACCAGCGAGGAAGTTTTTACAAAGAAGCACGATCTCCATCTCACCACCTTGCAAATGGCGGCGGTCGAGTCGATGGAGAGAAAATATAAAAAGGGAGTCGTAGAAAATTGTGGAACTAAATTGTGGGAGATGCCCACTGCCCGCTTGGTTGAAGAAGCCATAGCCGAGGCGACAGATCAAATGGTATATCTCCTCACCCTACGCCAGCAAATGCACATTGTAATGGAGCTTGCTAGGGATGGATGCACAGACGAAACATTGACAAACCCACGAGCTAGAGAGTGTTGCAATCTTATTTACACAACTCTTACAGGCCAATCTAAACCCTTATGAAGCCCTTAAAGTTCGTCGCTTGTGGAGACATCCACGGCGATGAACAAGACGCTCCTTCGGTGAAAGCCCTGCTCGCTTTCACGAAAGAATACAAACCCGATCTCGTAGTTTGCATCGGTGACCTCTGGGATTTTAGGGCAATCAGAAAAGGGGCGGGCGATGAGGAGCAAGCATCGAGCTTGCAAAAGGATTGGGACGCAGGGGAGGAGTTCATTCGAGAGTTCTTTAAGTTCGGCGATGAGAGAATCTTTTTAAGAGGCAACCACGATGAACGGATTTTTGATATGGCTAGTAACAGCCGAAGCGGAGTAGCTCGTGATTATGCCAATGATGGGATTGAGAATATCGAATTGATAATGAAGGAAACCAAGGCGAGGATGTTCCCTTATGATTCAGTCGGCGGGATTTACAAGTGTGGCTCGCTCTCATTCGCACACGGTTACGGCCACGCAATGCACTCTGCCAAACAACACAGCGATGCCTATGGGGATGTTATCTTCGGCCACACCCACGCCATTGACTATTTCCGTAGCGTCTCGATCGACCCCCGGACTGGCTACAATATCGGATGCCTATGCAACAAGACCCCAGAATATAATCGAGGCCAACTCCGTAGACTCCGCTGGCAACACGGCTGGGCGTTTGGGGCGATCTACCCAGACAAGACACACGAAGTTTTTCAAGCAAGGCAACGAGGCAACAAGTTTTATTTACCCACGGACATAAAGGCATTTTAATTATGAAATCAAATCCTTGGCAGAAACTTTTACAAGAACACATCAAAGACAAGTTTGCTCCACCCCAGCCAGAGGGATATTATACGAGGGAACAAGTCAGTAAGTTGTGGCAGAAATCAATGAACACAACCTCACGGATGCTCAATCAAATGCTCGAACAAAAGAAAGTGGAGATGAAAAGACATCCCTTTATTATTGCCAGAAAAGATCATCGTGTAATTCGCAACCTTAAAATCTTCAAGATTCTCCCTATAAAGCACCCCCACAAGTAGCGTGTTTATAGGGACTTACAAACAATCGTTAAAATAAGACAAATAAACCCTTTACAAGTTGGGGGAGTGTGATAGGGTGTGGGTATGCAAACAACCACAGCAAACACAAGATACTCAAAACAAGTCCACTCATTCACCGATGAAGATGGGGAAACAATAAATGCAATCGTTTATGGAGGACTAGATCATCCGAGCGATATCAACGGAAATATACACATCGTTGATCTTGGTGAGGGCCACGAGGGAGGACGCTATATGCTGACCCTTGAAAATGATGGATGGCTTTCTGATGATTTGAAAGACCTTGAGCCCCGCCTCTTTGAATGGATGAAAGCCGAAGGATACGAAGAAGATTCCCAATAACCCCCAACCAAGAAAGAACCCAATCAAATGAACAAACTCCTCATATCCTACATCGCTGGCCTCGTGATCGGGGCTGGCTCGGTGCTGGTAATAGTTGAACATCTACTTAAATAAACCTTTACAACTTAAAATCGAAATCCTAGAACAAATCAAATGACATCCTTCCCCCTCCCCGCCAGACCGCAAGCCTCCGCAGTTCCAGCGCGGCACATCGAGTTCAAAAAAGATACAGCTATCGAAGGTAAGGCAAATGGCTGGCGGGGCTTGTTCGATCAAGAAACCAAGCAAGGCTACAACCGCCACGGCAAGTTCGCCTCGAACCACAACCTAATGGCCGAGAGGATTCTTGGTGCTGGAATCAAATCACGCTTTGTCGATTGTGAAATTATGGGGCAAAGGACAAAGACTGGCAAAGGAACAATCGTAGTGATGGATGCGTTCGACCCAGCCAATCCGAAGCCTTATGCAGAACGGATGAAAGAGATTGAACACTTGGAGGCCGTCACCTTTGATATCCCAAACAACAAGCTCCTCCGCTTTGTCCGTCTCGCACACCATAAGATCAATTCGATATGGGAAGAGATGAACTTCCAAAACAATAAGGCGGGGGAAGTAATCTGGGAGGGCTTCGTGATGAAAGCCCTTGATGACGGCAAATATCCCTACATCACCAACCCCTCTTACTGTTCCCCCGCTTGGCAGAAGCAACGGATACGCTGGTGATTATTTTCCTCGTAGTTTTCTTTGGGCTTCTGATTCTGCAGGGCGTGAGGATATTTGCAAAGCACATCGACCAGCAGAATTATGAACGCAGGAAGTTTTATTTATTTGTGGCCGCCGAGCTAGACAAGATGGACAAGATTGTTGCCGAGGGCAACCAGCCAAAAGAACCAAAGCAACCAGAGCTAGTCCTGCCTAGCAAGAACTGGGTGGGGCGAAACTAAATGAAGCTCTCCCCATCAGCCAAGTTCGAGATTCTTTGGAAGAGTCTGGGCGGGTGGGGGCTGATAAGGGAATACAAGTTTGCCGATGGCAGAAGGTTTCGTTTTGATTACTATCACATCGACGGCGTAGCCATTGAATTGGAGGGCGGGGTGTGGGTGCGTGGCAGGCATACCAGACCCTCCGGATTCCTCAACGATATGGAAAAATACAACCTTGCCGCATCGATGGGCATCCTAGTTTTCCGAATACCCTCTCACGATATCTCTGCCAAGTGGCTTTCCCCGATAATAAAAACCATAAAAGAAAGGACAACCAAATGAGTGAAGAACTGCCCACATTCTGGCATCAAGAACCAGCCAAGAAAAAATTACCAAATGAAACTACGGATGAATGGATAGTAAGAGTGTTTGGAGCTTTCCCCGATACAGAGTTCGACAGCCGGAATGACTTTAGATTTTTGAACTTACCCAAGACACAGAAAGAAAACGCCGAAGGCTTTGGCGTATTCGACGACGGACAACACAAACAATAAACAATAGGAGAAATAACCAAATGAATGAACAGATAGTATTAAAGAATGACCACGGCCTAGGCCACTCCAACGGAGTGCAAAACTATATGCGACAAGCTACCGATGTAGCCGGCGTGTGTAGGGCAATCGTAATGGAAACAGCCCAGCAGATAGGCAAAGGCGATAAGAAGTATGTGCGTGTCGAGGGCTGGCAATCCATCGCAGTAGCTCACGGATGCGTTGCGAGTGCTAGAGATGTTGAGCGTCTCGAAGATGGCTATCGTTGCATCGGTGAGGTGAAGCGAATGGACAACGGCCAAGTAATATCAAGTGCCGAGGGGTTCTTGGGTGACGATGAGCCGATGTGGGCAAGCCGCCCGACCTACGCGAAGCGAGCGATGTGCCAGACTCGTGCAATCAGTCGGGCTTGTCGCTCTGCATTTGCTCATATCGTAGTCCTAATCGACAAGAGCCTATCCACCACACCAGCCGAGGAAGTTCCTTATGGTGGATTCCAAGACATAAACACGGACAAGTTTGAGGAAGCACCCAAGCCCGAACCCGCAAAGATCAGCAAGGCAGACTTGGCAGACATCACGGCTAAACTAAACGCCCCCAATAAAACCAACGGAGCAGAGCCAAGGGATATGGAATTAAAGTTTGGTAAGTATAAAGGCTCAACCCTTCGACAGATCGCCGCCTTCGGTGAGAAGGGCTTGGACTACTTGGACTGGTTGAGCAAACAAGAACTCAAACCCGGCAAGGACGGCCAACCATATAAGAACGACATCATACGCAACGAAATCATCCAAGAGATTCTTTTGGAGAGCGAGGCGTTAAGTAAAGGAACACCCGATGAAATCCCATTCTGAACTCATCCAAGATATTCTTAACGATGTGAGGAATAAGGCCGCCGACCTCGAAAGAGAACGATGTGCCGACCTCGTGCAACAACTGGCAGACGGAACGGAAGATGCAGTCATCACCGGAATCTTAAATGAGGTCGTGCTTGCGATTAGGAGGCTAGGAGATGTCAGCCGTTGATGTTGAAGTTCCAGAAACCAAATGGTCAATGCTTGTTTGGAAAACAATAAAGGAGAAACCATATAACGATGAAAGAGTTCTTATGGATATCGGCGGTGAAGTTGTTGTCGGTCGTTTCATTGATGGCTCGTTTGTCTCTCGAAGCTGGGGACATTCTGAAAATGATGTTCGGCTTTGGGCAAGCTGGCCGAAAGCACCCAAATGGTAACTTTCCTTTCATCCATCGGGAAAGTTTTGTGGGAGTTATTCGTGGTCGGTATAGGATGCTTGAGTCTGTTTCTCACCATTCTATTTGCGAGCGAAATGTTGTGGGATTTAATAAAAGATATATGGAGGAGAATTAAAAAATGAGCGTCAAAAGATTGAGCCTTGTTGATGAGTTTCACGGACTAGTTAGCAGAAGATTGAAAGACTTGTTTAAGAGATTGAACCACGCAGAAGTGGAAAACTTTAAGGACATCATCAGCCACCTCGACTACTCTCATCGTATTACTAAAGAACTACTGGAACGAGCGAAGAAGTATCAGAAGCGAGATGCGGAGAAGAAAAAGTGAAGCGAGATTCTTTCTGGTTTCCCTTTGAACCTAATCGCTGGCTTGCGAATGAGAAGCTGGCCTTGGTGAGCCTTGAGGCCAAGGGACTATGGATTCACCTATTATGCCTTATGTATAAGGCTAACGCCGGCGGGAAGCTAACGATCAACGGCAACTCCCCAAGCCCAGAGCAGATCAGTCGGATGGTTGGGCAAGATGCCAAGCCACTCCTTCAAGAGCTTGAGGTTGCAGGGGTTTATGAAATTAAAGATGGGGCAATTTATCACGGAGGAGTGGCCTCTGGACTGGCAAAGATGGAGGAAAGATCGGCTGGATATGCTCGAAGGATAACCCATAGATGCGCCATAGATGCACCATCTATGAACCATCTATCGTCCATAGATGAACCATCTATCGTATATAATAATAGTAATAGTAAGAGTAAGAGTTATAGTAATAAGGATAACAAGAAAGAGAGAGAGGTCTTACGCCCTACGCACGCTGAATGGATTGCCTTTGCAAATGAGATCGGATGGAGGCTTACGGATGCAGAGTCGGCTTTTGATTACTACCAGAGCAACGGATGGAAGGTTGGGGGAAGGGCATCGGTTAAGGATTGGCGAGCGTGTGCGAGAAATTGTCAGCGTAGGAGCAACCAACAACCAATGAAAGGAAATCAACCAATGAAAAAACCAATCAAGTCGGGGTGTGAATCCCCACCAACCTACAAAATTATGGGCTTTCATACGCTCGAAGCGTGGGAAAAGGCGGGTTGTCCGTGAACGACCTAGTTTTAGCGGCCACAATCCATCGGGTGAAGTGTTGCGAGGACAAAATTGCCCAATTTGAACAACTCATAAGCACACTCACCGCACAGATGGCTCAAAATCGCACGGAATTGGCCTCTAAAGGGCTTGCAAACCTAGTTATGGGTACAACCACCCCCCTAGACATCCCAAGGGAGTTACGGCCAACCTTCGGGCGTTATCGGGCAAGGGGAAATCGTTCCCACAATACAGTTCAGAAGCGATGGGGCATTTGGAAGGCTCAATATGAGTCGGGACTGACGGTAAAAGAGATTGCGAGCGCTTGGGGATGTCATCACTCCTCAATCGTGAACGCAAAAAGCAAAAACTTCACGGCTCGGAAGTCAAGCGGAAGGGGAATCAAATGATCGCATTATTAGAAGCCGAGCAGTTCGAGCTTCCATTTATGAGAACCACGCATCCAGTCAAGACGGAAGGCCACGACCAGAACGCTCG